GCTATCAAGAACGATTTGGTGATTATGTTCAAAAGGTTAGAGAAACATTTCCACATTGTACTATTATTGCTGGTAACGTTGTTACCGCAGACATGACACAGGAGTTAATCTTACGTGGAGCAGATATTGTTAAAGTTGGTATTGGGCCTGGTGCTGTTTGCACTACTCGCATACAGACAGGTGTTGGCTATCCGCAACTATCCGCAATTATCGAATGTGCCGATGCCGCTCATGGTCTTGGCGGACACATCATTGCTGACGGCGGTTGTACTTGTCCTGGAGATGTAGCTAAGGCATTTGGTGCTGGCGCAGACTTTGTAATGTTAGGCGGCATGTTAGCCGGACATGACGAGGGCGGCGGTGAAGTTAAAGATGGCAAAGTTACATTTTATGGTATGAGTTCTGATACTGCTATGAATAAACATCACGGCGGTGTTGCGGAATATCGCTCATCAGAAGGTCGCACTGTGGAAATTCCATATAAGGGTGCTGTAAAAAATACAGTATTAGATATTCTTGGTGGTTTGCGTAGTACCTGCACCTATGTTGGTGCTCCTACACTAAAACAACTGCCAAAATGTACTACATTTGTTCGTGTTAATAGACAAATTAATGATGTTTTTTTAAAAGGTTAAAAATTATGGCTATTTGGAAAATTACAAACTATCATAAGAAAAACGCAGTCGAGCGTCAATTTTGGACCAAAGACAATATCACTGTAACTAAAGACGAAGGGTTTCGTTGGGGTACTTGGTCTTGTGAAAGTGACGAACGACCCGATATTGACCTAAATAATCCGGACGGATACGATGTACTTTGCACAGATTACGATTGGGAAATGGAAGATATGAATGACGGATGTTGGGTTGAATGGACATTTCCCGACGACATGCCTGAAGAAGAACGTGAACGCATTCAAGCATTATGGGACGAAAATTGGTACGAGGGCATGGAAGAAGACGGTTGGATTAATGAAGATACCGAACATTGGATTTACGGGCCTATTCAGCTTACTAATGTAGATACTAGCGAAGAATTTGTAGGAGAAGAATAATGAAATGGTTTAAAAAAATGTTATGGCGGTGGCAACAAGAAGGCAGAGAAATTGTAGAAACTAATGCCAAAGTTTCGAGAGGATTACAACTAACAACTTCCGATGACAGTGATAGTCCTAACGGTGATCCCATCCTTAATTTTAAAGTCTATAGTGCTGTAGGTGGCAAAGTTGTAGAATTTAGACAATATGATCGTAAAGGTGATCGTAGTTTTCATCAAACATATATTATTACTAACGATCAAGATTTTGGAGAACGTATCAGTAAAATTGCCACTATGGAGATAATAAAGCAATGAAAGATATTTTTGATTTTATTGCATGGCAATGGGCTAAATGGCAAGGTTGGCAGCGTGTTTATGCTGTTAGTATGTTTATGATTGTTGTTGGATTTGTGATGCCCGGAATCATTGGTGCCCTCTTGCTTGTTGTTGGCGTTACTAGTATACTATCATGGTTATTCAAGTGGGCTATATGGGATAGCGTCGCTAATGCTTATAAAGAATTTAAAAAAGAGAAACAAGAAGATGAGCAAACTAAAGGTATCTGAATTATTTTATTCTGTACAAGGTGAAGGAAGGTACATGGGTGTACCTTCCGTATTCTTACGTGTATTTGGTTGTAATTTTACCTGTGATGGCTTTGGTATGCCTAGAGGAGAAAAGTCAAATGAACGAAACATTATCGCAAATCGTATTGGAGAGTTTAAGCAGTATCGAGATCTACCTCTTGTTCATACCGGTTGTGATTCTTATGCTAGTTGGGATCCTAGGTTCAAAGACCTTAGCCCAGTACTTGAAACAGATGCAATCGCGAAGGCAATCGTTGACACACTCCCATACAAGAGATGGATGAGAGAACATTTAGTAATTACAGGTGGCGAGCCTTTGCTAGGTTGGCAACGTGCATATCCTGCATTGCTTAATCACGAGCTTATGGAGGATCTAACCGAAATCACATTTGAAACTAACGGTACTCAACGTCTTAGCGAAGATTTCAAACTGAGTCTTGAACTTTGGGGTAATAGAGCTGACAGAGAAATTACATTTTCAGTTAGCGCAAAACTACCTGCTAGCGGAGAAAAGTGGGAAGAAGCTATTAAGCCCGATGTTGTAGTTGACTATCAAACTGTAGGTTGGACTTATCTTAAATTTGTTGTTGCAACAGAACAAGATATTCAAGATGCGTTAAAAGCTGTTATTGAGTATAGAGATGCAGGATTTACTGGAGAAGTGTATCTGATGCCAGTTGGCGGTGTTGAAAGTGTGTATAGCCTTAATAATAAAAACGTGGCATTAGCCTGTATGAAATACGGTCTTAGATATAGCGACAGACTACAAGTGCCATTATTTAAAAATGAATGGGGTACTTAATGAAATTAATTAAAAAACTTTTTGGTTTAGATCAGTTAGAACAAAATTTAAAAGAAGCTCAAGATGCGTTGGCTGCTCTAGAAGCTAAAAAACAAGAAGCAGAAGAATCAGCACGTCTTGCTCAAGAACAAGCAGAATTGGCAAAACTTACGCCAAAAGAACGTGCTACTCGAAAAGGTGAGCCATGGGTTAGTGTTTTGGATACACATGTCAATAAAGATAATATACGCAACGGCTTTTTTGAGCTTGACTGGAACGAACAATTTGTGTTACAATTGAAACAAGCTGGGTATGGCACTGATGGTGATCCAGATGAGGAAATTGTTGATCGTTGGTTTAGAGACATTGTTTATAACATGTTTGCCGAAGCAGGGATTGATACATCTAGAGGTGCCGGTTATATTAACGTTGTTCCAATTGCCAAAGGCAAATCAGAGGTTTCATGACATATATTTTAGTTGATACTGCTAATACATTTTTTCGTGCTAGACACGTTGTTCGAGGAGATGCTGATATTAAATTAGGCATGGCTCTTCATATTACCTTTAACAGTATCAAAAAAGCATGGTATGACTTTAATGGCAGTCATGTAGTGTTCTGTCTCGAAGGTCGTTCATGGCGCAAAGATTACTACAAGCCATATAAAGCCAATCGTGCCGAAACTCGTGCGGCAATGACTGTTAAAGAAGCTGAAGAAGATAAATTGTTTTGGGAAACATTTGATGCATTCAAAGATTTTGTTATTAACAAAACCAATTCTACAGTACTTCATAATTCGGTGCTGGAGGCAGACGATCTTATTGCTGGGTGGATTGCTAATCATCCCAATGATGATCATGTGATTATTTCAACAGACAGCGATTTCCATCAACTCATTGCTCCCAATGTTAAACAATATAACGGAGTGCTTGAAACTACTACTACACACGAGGGTATCTTTGATAAAAAAGGTAAATTAGTTATTGATAGTAAAACTAAAGAACCTAAAGATATTCCTAATCCAGAATGGATTCTGTTTGAAAAATGTATGCGTGGCGACACCAGCGATAATGTATTTTCAGCTTTTCCAAAAGTTCGTAAAAATAAACTTCAAGAAGCGTTTGAAGACAGAAACAAAAAAGGATTTGCTTGGAACAATATGATGCTTCAACGTTGGGTTGATCACGAAGGTGTTGAACATCGTGTGCTCGACGATTACGAACGCAATCGTATTCTTATCGATCTCAAGAATCAACCCAATAATATCAAAGAGATAATTAATAATACCATTGCAGAAAATGCCAAAGCAAAAACTGTTGACCAAGTTGGTATTCGTTTAATTAAATTTTGTCAGCTATATGACATGAAACGAATGATTGATAATATTCAGCAGTACGCTGAACCACTACAAGCGAGGTACACACAATGACAGAAATTCAAGCTAAACCCATTATAGACGGAAAATTTTGGATTGTTGAAAAAGACGGTATTAAAATTGGAACGTTGCATAAAAAAGACGGCAATAAATTTATGTTAAGCAGTCAAGAAGGACAGAGCTTTTTTGGCAAAAAAGAAGAGCTTACTAAAGCGTTTGGTAAAGATTTCTTTACCAGTAGTAAAATTAAAACTACAATAAGTCACGAAGAAATTAAAGATGTATACGGATACCCAACTAGCTGTTATCCCTATAATCCCATGTTTAATGTTCAAAAAAAATTACCCCTGTTTACTAAAAGTTCTGCTAGTAAAAGTTTATATTGTGCAGGATATTACATTATTCGCTTTGACAAGGGTTGGGTTAAAAGTTTTTGCCCTAAACTAATTACTATTGAAAGATACGAAAATAAGGGTCCGTTTAAAACAGAACTTGAAATGCGTCAGGTACTATCAAATGCCAAATCCGATTAATACTGTACCTTTACAGCAGTTTATACAACAGGTAAAAGCTGCTGATCTTTCACAACAAAAAGAAGTTAAGTTAGATATTAAAACAGCAAAAGCATTGGCTTATACTTTAGGTGAAATTACGGCTAAACTGCTTGAAGATCAAGATATACTGCTGTCTAAACTACAACAAGCGCAGGGAACAGGCGATATAACAGTTCGTATGGATGGCGGCGGATTCGACCGTAATTAGGATAAATATATGCGTACATTTAGGACGCATATATGAGTAGACCAAAGCCAAAAATACTATTAGAGCATATTAATAAAAAAAATTATAAAAGCGAGCAGGTTCTTGAAGCCGATGCCATATGGGCTGTGTTTTACAAAGAACAGCCATTTAATTTAAAAAGCTCAAACAGTTTAACTAGCTATCCAGGGCCTAAATACAAAAAGGTCAGTTTTTCAAATCCCGGACATGCACATAATTTAGCTAAAAAGTTGAACAGCATGTTCAACTGTCAAGATTTCCAAGTCGTTAAATTGACTTCTGGCGAAATTTTAAAATGATTTCACGAGAAACCTATACTAAAATTTTTTTAAATAGTTTAGGTCGTAGTTTTGACGAAGCTAATGTCAAACTACATCTTAATAAATGGTGGCAAAGTAAAAGAACAAAAACTGGCGGAGGCTTACGTCTAAGCGACGACGGATATGAATTTTTGATACGAGAACTAGAATTACAAGAATACGAAGTACCATTTACAGATAAAATTGAATTGAGTCCCCAAACTATCATATTTTTTGATCAATTTTTGGATTGCCCTTACTATCTTACCAATCAAAGTCTAACCGTTTTTTCTGAAAAAAAATCATTTGAGCTGTACATGTTTTCGGACGACATTCGAAAATATGGACTAGTTAAAGCTATTAATGCCCGTAAAAAAGATAGCCAAACGAGCGAAGAAGACTAAAATACTTGTTGACAACAGGTGCTAACGGTACTATAATAGACACATAGACAGTTAATTCACCCGCTTATTTCAACAGGAGATTATATGAGCGAAATCGTTTCCCGTACCGTTGGCCCTAAGGCTGCTAAAAAGTCCATTCGCCGAGCATTCAAGGCCCAGCGTCCAATTTTCCTGTGGGGTCCCCCGGGTATTGGTAAGTCCGACATCATTAAGCAATTGGGTGAAGATCTCAATGCTCATGTTATTGATATTCGTTTGAGTCTTTGGGAACCCACTGACATCAAAGGTATTCCGTATTTTGATGCTAATAACAGTCGTATGAATTGGGCTCCTCCTATCGAATTGCCCGATGCTGAAATGGCTGCTGAGCACGACAAAATTATTTTGTTCATGGATGAAATGAACTCTGCGGCTCCTGCTGTACAGGCTGCTGCCTATCAGCTAGTTTTGAATCGCCGTGTTGGTACTTATAAGTTGCCCGATAATGTGTTCATTGTTGCCGCTGGTAATCGTGAAGCAGACAAAGGTGTCACTTACCGTATGCCTGCTCCGTTGGCTAACCGTTTCGTACACTTGGAAATGGCAGTTGATTGGGATGACTGGTTTACCTGGGCTACCGATAATCGTATTCATAAAGACGTTGTTGGCTTCTTGACTTTTAGCAAGAAAGACTTGTACGACTTTGATCCTCGTAGCGGTAGCAAGGCATTTGCCACTCCGCGCTCTTGGACCTTTGTAAGTGAGCTCTTGGAAGACGACGATGAAGATGTTAATGTTCTTACCGATCTAACCGCTGGTGCAGTTGGGGAAGGTTTGGCTATTAAGTTTATGGCTCATCGTAAGGTTGCATCCAAACTGCCTAACCCTACTGACATCCTTAAGGGCAAGGTCAAGAAGATGGATACCAAAGAAATCTCCGCTATGTATTCGTTGACTGTTAGCCTCTGTTACGAGCTCAAAGATGCTTCGGATAAGAATGCTAAAGATTGGAATGATCAAGTTAACAATTACTTCCAATTTATGATGGATAATTTTGAAACTGAATTGGTTGTTATGGGTACCAAACTTGCACTGACTCAATATCAGTTGCCGTTGGATCCAGACGAGATCAAGTGTTTTGATGACTTCCATGCTAAGTATGGCAAGTATATTGCGGCTGCTACTGAAAAGCGTTAAGCACTAGCCAAAACCAATTGACAGGACCCTCGGGTCCTGTTATAATATATACATCAAGTAAATACTTTTAGGAGCTCATATATGTCTCATCTAGATCCAATTGTTGATAAAATTGTTGTAGCTAGAATTGGTTTATTACTGCGTCATCCATTTTTTGGTAATATGGCCACTCGCCTAAAAATCCAAGACGCATCCGATTGGTGTGCTACTGCCGCAACAGACGGACGCCACCTTTATTACAATCGCGACTTTTTCGACAAGTTGAGTCCTAAAGAAGTTGAGTTTGTGGTTGCTCACGAAATCTTGCATAACGTGTTTGATCATATCAATCGCACAGAAGGTCGAAATAAAGGCATTTGGAATGCCGCCATTGACTATTGTGTTAACGGACAATTGGTTCGAGATCGAATTGGCGACATGGTTAAAAGTGTCAAAATCTTTCACGACCCAAAGCATTACGGTAAAAGCGCCGAACAGATCTATGACGAAATTTACGACGACATGGATGAGCAGTCTCTTCAGGCTTTAGGACAATTGCTTGACGATCATATCGACTGGGAAGGCGATCAAAAAGACGGTAACAGGCCAAAGTATTCTAAAGACGAATTGAAAAAGATTCGTGACGAAATCCGCGAGGCTGCTGTTGCGGCGGCTCAGGCAGCGGGTGCAGGCAATGTTCCAGCAGAAGTTCAGCGTCTTATCAAAGAACTTACTGAACCTAAAATGAATTGGCGACAAATTTTGCGCCAGCAAATTCAAAGTACTATTCGAAATGATTATACCTTTAGTCGTCCTAGCCGTAAGGCATGGCATACCGGAGCAATTTTACCAGGTATGAATTTTGATGAAACTATTGACATTGCTGTCAGCATTGACATGTCAGGTTCTATTAGTGACGAAATGGCTAAAGATTTCTTAACTGAAATCAAAGGTATTATGGACGAGTACAAGGATTATAATATTAAAGTTTGGTGTTTTGATACTCGTGTCTATAACGAACAAGACTTCGACGGCTATGGCGGTAACGATATTACCGAATATGAACCTATGGGCGGTGGTGGCACAGAATTTATGTGCAATTGGGATTACATGAAAGAACATGATATCAATCCTAAAAAATTGATTATGTTTACAGACGGTTATCCTTTTGGTTCTTGGGGTGACGAAAACTACTGCGATACTGTATTCATCATTCACGGAAACAATACCATTGTTCCACCGTTTGGTGCTCATGCCTATTACGAAGAAGAAGTTACTAGTTAATGGCTTTAAAAAACGGAAAAGTTAATGCTCTTAATGCGCTGGATTTGAGAAAGGTCTCTTTTCCAGCGCATCATTTTGTCTACACAAATTTGTCAAAATATAATCCTGTTTATCTTAACAGTGTAGATCAGTGGATTTATCATAATTTAAATGGTAGGTATTATATAGGTCAATATTTAGGCCTAGTAGACAACACTTTAACTTTTGTAACTAGGGTAGGTTTTGAACAAGAAAAAGAGCTGAGCTTTTTCAAATTAGCCTGTCCACTTTTAACCTAAGAACAAAATTAAAAGCATATATAATGAAATAAGGAGGTCATATGACTGAAGAAACTAAAACTCAAGAAACGGCTGATACTACTCAACTATCCCTTAATGATCTAGCCAATATGAAGACCATTATAGATATTGCCAGTTCTCGAGGTGCTTTTAAACCTGGAGAAATGACTGTCATTGGACAAACATATAATAAACTAGTAACCTTTTTAGAAGGTGCTACTAAACAACAATCACAAGGAGATACAAAATGACTGAACAAGTAGTTGAACAAAACGGTGCAGAAACAGCAATTGATGCTAATGGTCAACCGGCAGCGCCCGCTGTGCAACCAGAACTTAACATTAATGATCTTGTTGCAATGCGTAATTTAATTGACGTTGTTACACAGAGAGGTGCATTTAAAGCCAACGAAATGTCAAGTGTTGGAGTTTTATTTGATAAACTAAATGCTTTCGTTGAAGCCGCAGTAAAGAATCAGCAAGCTCAACAAGAACAGAGCAAAGGAGAATAATATGCAGGATTTAAAACATGTAGGTAGAGTAAAGGCAACAGGTAGAAAATGCCTTGTTGCTTTTAGAACACTACCCGGAGATGCATATAATTGTTTAGTTATTCCAACAGAAAACTTAGATGACAGTTATCACGATGCATTAATTCAATTAGTAGAAAGTCCAGCAGCACAGACTGCTTATGAATTTGGTGAAGTACTATCGAGAGCTAAATTTCCAGATGGCTCTACTATGTTACCAGCATTACATACTCAAGGCAAGTTGGTAAAGTTAGCCACCGACGGCATTGAGATGACGCCAAATTTTCAAGCTAAAATTGTACTAAGTGATCTAAATCAACTTATTGCCGAACAGCGTAATTGTGCCGTTGACGATTTATCTATCAAAGAGCCAGTTCGAGACGATGTTGAAGTTGTTGAAGTTGCTAAAGTGAAAGACCTGAGTCCAGCGGCTAAAACAACATCAGCTTCAGTAAATGAAGAGCCGCAGACACCTGCATCATTCGACAGTCCCGAAGCTGAAGCTAAATTTTATCGCAGTCAAGCTGATAAACTTGCCAAGCAGGCTGCAGAAATGCGTAGAAAAGCTGAAGAACTAGCACCAGTTAAAAAGTCAAAGTGACACATGGGAAAACATTTCCCAAAGATGTAGTTGACCGCTGGCCTGAAGTATTTGGAGAAATAACTCTTAATGTTGTTCCTCTAACATATCTTCATGCGGTCAAAATTACATTTAAAAATAAAAAAGTTTGGGAAATTGAACTAAAGAAAGAATCTAAGGCCAATTGGGATTCGTTTGAAAAGCATATAAGAGAAGTAATCTCTCAATACGAAGACAGCATCGACAATGTTGACTTTAGATTAGACACAGACAGAATAAAAAAAGACATACAGAAAAACACTAAAAAATTTCTAAACAATAGGAAGTTGAAATGAAAATTCGCTTAGTTAATTGGAGTCAGCCTACTGAAGAATTTGCAGGTATGGGTATAGACGATGCACTAGACCTAGTGGCTTTTTGTGCAAGGGTAAGCAATCCTAGTAATCAATTTAATACAGAAACTAGCGAAAAATTAATCAAATATCTAATCAAACATCAACATTGGTCACCGCTTGAAATGGTTTCTGCTTGTATTGAAATTACTACTACTAGAGATATTGCTCGACAAATTCTACGTCATCGTAGTTTTAGTTTTCAAGAATTTAGTCAACGCTATGCTGATCCAACAGCAGAACTAGACGAAGCATTTGTATTGCGAGAAGCACGATTTCAAGACACAAAGAATCGTCAAAACTCTGTAGAGTTTGATATGACTGACGAGAAACAAAAACTGTTAGCCTACGAGTGGGAACGTGCTCAAAAACGTGTTCTATTCTCTGTCAAGCAAGAGTATAAGTGGGCTATTGATAACGGCATTGCCAAAGAACAAGCTCGTGCTGTATTACCAGAAGGACTCACTGTTAGTCGTATGTATATGAACGGATCACTACGTTCTTGGATCCACTACATTCAGTTGCGATCAGCTAATGGCACACAAAAAGAGCACATGGAAATTGCTCAGGCTTGTGGTAAAGTTATTGCCAACATCTTTCCATTAGAAATTTAATTTTCAAAACTTTTGTCGCCCGGCCACAGAGGTAACTTTGTTCCGGGCGCTCTCTTGGGTATTTTGCTATCAGCTGAACTAACGCAGCTTTCGCTGATGCACGGTTTTGGCCCGTCAAACAATTGAAATCCTGTTTCAATGTTTCCTATCGGAGCATCATGACAGCTATAACTACGCTTGATACTGCCGTCTGGTTCTCTTATGATAATTCCTCTATAACCGCTAGAACATTCCCATCCTTTAAACTTGTTAAAATTAAAAGCATTAAATCTTTCAGCTTGATCCATATACCATACTTTCTTTTCCTTGTCTACAAATTCAACTTGAAAATGTTGAGGTATTTTTGAATTTTCTTCTCTATATATAGGATCAGGAGTTTTAAAAAACTTAGGCTCTGGTCTTTTTACCTTTTTGGCGAGTGCGGCTTTTGACTCAGTAAATGCTCGTTGAGGCATACCATTGTGCAATCGTTTTAACATTTCTTCAGTGTAGCCATCAACTACACGACTAGCAGTAGGATCACTCTGCGGCTTTAGTGTAACATTAATGCCCTGTTCGTGAAAAAATAGTGCATTATTAAAATCACGTTCGAACCACTCAGGTACCATAACCATATTAATAGTTATTTGCACATCATGTTCTTGACACAATATTAACTTATCTGCAAAGTCTTGCATCTTTTCTCTAGTATCAACGTGTTCTGTATGCAGGCTGGCTGTGATGCTAGCTCTATGAAATTTACTCACTGCTGGACAATATTTTTCTTCAAACCATTTTAGTGAGCGACTCATATTACTAGTCATATGCACACTGGTATAATTAGTGTTTTCTACATCGTCGTTAAGATAAGAAAGTATATCTGTATAACCAGGATGAAAAGTTGGCTCACCTCCGCTTAAACTAAAGTGAAAACTGTTAAATCCGCGTTCGCGAGCTTGTCGTTTTATTTCATCAACTGTCTTAAGACATAACTCTGTTGGACGATGATCTTTAGTATCGCTACGAGCATAAGGCCAACAATAGCTACAACGATAATTACAATATCTGCCTAGCAACCAACTTACTGTAAACAGATCCTTATATAACATTGTACGTTGCCCAACTCGAACAATGTCATCGTAAGGAATTTTAGTAAAATCGTAAGCACTCCAACTTAAATCACTCATGTTTCACCTGTATAGGGTCAATACTAATCTCATTAATGCAAATGTCATGCGGTTGATCAATTATCCATTTAATATAACTAGCTGCTCGGTCAATATCTAAGCAAGTTCTATCTGGATGTTTTTCTTGTACATTACTTAGACTGCCAAAACTTATTAGACTTACTTTAGGTCCACCATCCCAAACTCCAGTTAGACTTAGACTATTTGAAAAATCTCTAAGAGCTTTCTTTTCAGCATTATAAATCCAAGAAGTAGCTTTTTTAACTCTGTCTGTTGTTGAACCAATATTAATAATATGAATTGGATGATTAATTTCCTGACACCTTTTATATATGTAGTCTAAAACAAGAGTCTGATTAAATTTATGTAAAGCACTACAATTGACGAATACATCATAATTATTAATTGCAATACCTAATTTTCTATAACCGTCTTTGGTAGTTAGATCAAATCCTGTTTCTCTGCTAGCAAAGGTAGCATCTGGATAAATGGCGGCTAAAGATTTAGCTAGGCCAAAATTTTTATTACCTGTAATTAGGATTTTCATCTAAGTTCCTTTTTAATTTATTATGTGCTGCAATGTAATCATCCCACGTAGAATATTCATTTACAAAAGGTCTATAATCTAACGATTTAACTTGATCATAATATGTAATTGCTGTGTTAACTATTTCAGCAGGAAACCAAGAATGTTCAATGGAAAAGTGTAGAGGTCTATGATCAAATTTTAGTTTTGGTTGGTATCCAGGTTCTGCCGCTGATAGATTAGTAAGATCAAGAATAACATTCATACCTGATCGCATATCAAAAGGCCATGTTGAAACTGCTGTCCATCCAACAAGTCCTTCTTTATATTTTCGTTCAGGAGCAAAACTCCATATATGAATAATTTTCTTAAATGCTCGATTATGTTCTTCAATGTATCTATCTATAGCCATAGGAAACAATATTGATTTAAGAATCTCTGCATTACTAAATATCAAATATCTAAAGTATCCGCTAGCTGCTTTAAAATATTCGTAATCTTTGTCAGTTATCTTTCTAACTAATTTTGGAGGATCAGCAGCTACACCAGATGTTATTCCCATATCAGGATCGGGGTGATATAATCTGCTTGGTTCTGTATGTGCATACACGCAAACGTCAACTGTTCCTTCATAAGTTTCATTAAACTCTTTCCATTTTTCAAAAGCATATATTGGGTCAGATCCAGGCTTGCCTGTATGTATACAGTCATAATTAAAATTTACACAAAAATGTTTAAGCCATCCTTCGTATTTGCCTACAAAGCTATCGCCAAAAAATGCTACTTTTTTATTAACCATTTTTAATCCAAGTTACATTTTGTTTTTTAGGAACTTCTTTCATTGAATTTTCAAACACTGACATGTCAACATGTCTGGCCATAACTTCTTTATATTTTTCTTTATCAATGCTTTTAGGAGCACACAATCCGCATCCGCATGTGTGCTTAGGACAGATAATAGTAGGCATAGTTTTATTTTTTAAATTTTCTCGAAGCTCGTCTAAAATCTTTCTGCCTTCGCTTAATTTTCCAATAGGACCCCTAGTTTGTCCAAATTGTGCTTGACAAGTTTGATGATGAAAGACCCTATCTGTTTGCTGCTCTATATGCATAAAGAACCAATTAACTGAGCAATGCCACCCTTGAAATTCTCTAAAATCAACAAACTTACTTTTACGACTATCGCCTTCATTATAAAGGCACATTGTTCTGCTACCGCAGCAGGGTCTACCTATTTTTAATCCTAACTGTTTACTGTCTTCGCTCATGATTGCTCCTGCACTTTTTTAGTGTTATTTGCCCAATAGTCTTTAAACCATTGTAGTTGTTCTTCAGTATATTGATGTGCAAAATTACTTCTACTATCAGGTTCTTCACCAATAATTCTTGGCACATACCAAATGCCTTTAGTATCAAAATATTTACAAAGTTCTTTACACTCATCAAAGTAAGCAGCGTGAAACATCACATTGATACTGGTACTGCAATTGTGTTTTGGTCCATTAGTATAGATATATTCTATCCTATCTATTACCTGTTGTTTTAATTTTTCATCAGCTTCGGTATGATAGCTAACAGTGATATGATGAAAATTTTCTAAAACAGCCTGCGCCATCTTTTCGCTCATTGCTCCGTTGCTAGTTAAAGCAAAACTACAGCGATATCGATGTGCAT